CTTTTCTTTTATTTGTCGAATTCTTTCTTTTGTTAGTGAATACTTTTCACCTATTGCTTCAAGTGTCATTGGTTCACAATCTGTGTTAACACCAAAATAGCTTTCGATTATCATTCGCTCTCTTTCATCCAAAACACCAAGAGTTTTATTAAGTTCTACTTTAACTTTTTCGTCAACTTCCGCTTGGTCGTTGTCTATTGTTTCACAAGCAATCAATTCAATTAGCTCATCACCTTCTTCGTTAATCATTTGGTTTAATGACGCAGCTTTAGGGTAACTTAAAATTGACATTGATTGGTTTTCGCTATCAAAAATCTCACCGTAAACTGGTTCTCTTTCATTGTCATTTTCAAACTTTGAAATCTCCTTTTTAAGTTTAGAAATCTTATTGATAACATTTGCTGGTAATCTAACAACTCTAGCATTGTCATTAAGACTTTGAATAATTGATTGTTTAACCCACCAAACAGCATATGAAATAAACCTAAACCCTCTTTTGTGGTCAAATCTGTGTGCTGCTTTTATTAGACCGTAATTACCTTCACTAATCAAATCAGCTAATAATAACCCTTGTCCTTGATATTCTTTGGCAATTGAAACAACAAATTTTAAATTAGCATTAACTAATTCTTCAATTGCTGATTCGTCACCATTCTTTATTCTTTTAGCTAATTTAACTTCCTCAGCGGGGGTTAAAATAACTGATTTTCTTACGTCTTTAAAATATTTTGCGATGCTATCATCAGTTTCAAAATTTACAAATTTTCTGTTCATTAAGCTGTTTCATTCTTTTCTTTTTTCGTTATGTTTAACAATGTAAATATACGACAAAACCCCATAAAAGTCAAGTGTTTTAGCCACTTATTTTGCTAAAAGAGGTAATATTTTTTTGTCATTTTCAGTCAGATTTTCAACACCATTATCCATTATTTGGTTCATCAATTCTTCCTTTTCACTTTTTGTCATTTTTTCAATATCGGTCTCGGTGAGTTCTTTTTCTTCTTCAACAATTACCGCATCTTGAACTTCTTCTGTTATTTTATTTTTAATGGGTTTGTCTGGGCTAGTCATAGCTCTTAAAAATTCAAACGTCTTTGAATCTAAATGCTCTTCCGTAGTTTGACCTAAAAAACCAAACAGGCCTTCGTGAACATCTTTTTTAGTGATTAAAAAACCAGAACTATCTGGGTTTAACTCAAACACTAGAAAACTTCTGTTGTTCAACGTGAACCAAGCTGAAATTTCTTTTACATCAACAAATGTTGTAAAAGTTGCAATTACTATACCCTTTGCATCGAGTATATTTGGTTTTGTGTCACTAATCTTTTCAATTTCTTTAAAGACTCCTTCGGTATTACCCATGATAATAACACAATAATTTTTAAACTTCATATGTTTTATTTTTTACAAAGGTACGACTTTTTATTCATAATACCAACTATTTTACAGTGATTTTTGATAAATTATCGTTTTTAATAACTGTAACCACATTGTCTCCCCAATCTTTTACCAAGTCGTTGTGGGTAATAAAGAAAACAATATCGTACATATCTTTTATTTTATCAAAGAGTGTTTTCAATTTCTCTAGGTTTTCTGGAGCTACTTTACCCAAAACTTCATCAAATGTAATGAAGTTAGGCATTGGTAATGTAGAGATTTTACCCAATACACCTCTCAACGCTAAACTGGAAGCCGTTTTCTCAAAACCACTACCAGATTTTAGCATCTTAGATACTTCATCTTTATTGATTAGAAATTGTACATCATTCTTATCATCCATAAATATCTCGATTTCAAAATCACAAACATCTTCTAGTAATCTTTGTACTTCTGAATTAATGATTGGTAACACGGAACGCAACACTAGTTTGCTAATACCCTTTTTACCAACTAACTCAATATAAATTTTGAAAATTTTATCTACTTCTTCTTCTTTCTTGATAGTTTCGATTAATTTTGTCTTTGTAGCAATACTAACCCTATTGTTTTTAGTGTCTGTTTCTACTCTTTCTATTTTTGTGATTGTGTCATCTTTTGCCACCTCGCAAACTGCTAATTTAGTTTTAACGTTGATGATTTGACTCTCAACTCTTTTGTTAAACTCAATAGCGTCTAAATTAAGCTTGTATTTCTTTAAATCGTTCTTCTTAGCCACGATATCGTTTCTTAGGGTGCCAAGTTCCACTTCACCTCTATCAACGTCTAATTCAAGCTTATTTTTACTATCAACGAGTTTCTTTGTTTCATTTAGAGCAGAAATGTCTGTGGTTAACGTTTCTAATTCTTTGTCAATATTTGAAACCTCTTGTCTTATTTTTTCAATTTCCAATTCATGTTTAGCAATGTGTGCTGAATTATCAACATCATCTAGTTTTCTATTACATGATTGGCAGATACCCCCAGCTATTAATCCGCTAACAACTTTGGCTAATCTAGCCATCTCAGCTTCTTTTAGTGCTTTGTCAGTTGTGTTAGTGTTGAATGATTTGGTCAACGCATGGTGTTTATCTTCATCAAAATTTATATCACCTATTTTGGTTATCTTAACTTTTAAATCATCGATACTAGTTTTAATACCAACACCCTTTTCGGTAAGTGTTTCAATCTCACCTTCTAATTTTGATGGGTTTAATTCAGAAATTGTCACATCAATCTTTTCTTTGCTATTGATTAATGCTTCCTTTTCGTCTGTTAGTTCTTTTATTTCTGTTTTGGTGTTTTCAAGTTTTTCTTTAAGAGATACCTCTAATTCTTCACCTTGTACCACCTTTTCCTCGTGTTCTACAATTTCTTCAGCCAATGTAATAACATCGAACTCATTAGATTTTTTCTTTCTAGCAAATTCATTATACATAGCCCTAGCAGCGGCCTCTTTCAACTCTAGAATCTCTAAACCGATAAGTCTAGTTAAAACTTTACCAGATTCACTAGTAGTCAAACCAATTAAATCATCTAGGTTCTTTTCAGTGGCCAAAACTAACATTTCAAAGTCTTTCTCGCTTCCGATAGTTTCTTTTAATTTTTTGGTTGTTTGTTTAGCATCTTCTTCGTTCAATTCTTCTTCCTCACCATCTGGTAGGATTCTGTAGTAATTAACTTTGTTAACAACAGTCCACCCACCATCTTTTTTAGCAGAACGTCTCATTTTTCGTTCAATAATTGTTTCTTCGTTTTCGATTTCAATCATACCACGAACAACCAACTCATTCTTACCGCTAAAGGTGTTGAAAATTTCTTCATTCTTATCAGTCTTGGTTGTTGTCCCGTGTAATAAGAATTTAATCGCATCAATAGTAAGTGTAGTTTTACCACCTTGATTTGCTGGGATAGAGTTTACAACTGTTAGCCCTTTTAATTTACTAAAAGGAACATAGTTGTTTTCACCAAAAGATAAAAAGTTATCAATCATAACCCACTTTATCGACCAGCTTCTGTGTTGTGCGTGTGTTAAGTCAACATTCAATTCACCATTTACCTTGTCATCTAGGGCTACGATACGGTTAAAATCAACACTCTTATTGTCTCTGGTGATTAACTCCTTCATAAGGGCTCTTTGGTAGTTAACATCCATGATATTTTCAATACCAGCACCTGTGATTTCTATCGCATCTCCTTTGGAGTTAAACTTTACTGGTCTATAAATAACGTTGATGTTATTCTTATTAACACCATATTTGCTGGCAAAATAATTTCTTATTTTGGTTTTACCCTCTTTGCTGTAGTTGTGTGGTTGGTCATCCCAATACACTTTAATCTTAGCGTAAGGTGAAATCAATGTACTGTTTGGTGTATCTGTATTATTCGCCATATATATCCGTTTTCTTTTTGTTTTTTTCTAATTCTAATTCTTTTTCAAGGTTCTTTACCTTATCCATTAATTCTAACATTTCTTTTGTCATGTTAGATTGGTCCATATCGTGAATTTCTTTCAGTTTTTGAAGTCTTTCAATTTCGTCTGTTAATTTTTTTGTTTCTGAGTCGTCAGTAACGTAAACTTCTTTTTCTACTGGTACTTCGACAATCTTCTCAACAATCTTCTCAACGGGTACTTCAACAATCTTCTCAACAATTTTTTCTACTATCTTTTCATTTGCTGCTGGTGTTGCCCCAAACTTTTCAACGGTAAAACCTTGTTTTAAAAGCTTCATTGTAAAATCGTCAATATTGGTGATGCTGTTAACTCTACAGTAATCCCAAATCTCATCTTTAAGTGTTTTCGATATCTCCATCTAATAAAATATTTTTAACATCTTTATCTGTTTGATGAAGGAATTGTACCTCTCCATTGTTTTCATCAACATAAACTGTCATAACCTCATTATTAGTCATAACGAATGTGTTACCATCTGAGGCTAATCCAAATTCACCGTTAACCACGTTAAACTCATCCATAGCTTCTGGAATGCTATTGATGAACATTTTTAATTCTCCTAGTGTCATAAGTTTGTTATTTTTTCTGTTCCGTTCTCAATATCTTCCATAGATTTGATTCTAAATTGGTAATATGGAGATTTATTTTCTACATCGTGCTCTGTGAATGTTCTTGCCTCAACATCCCATAATAAGAACCCGTGCTTTGTTATGTTTTCACCAAAATTTTGTTGAATTAATGATGAAGGGTATGCGATGATTATGCCTTTATGGTTGAATACTTGGCGTTTATGTATATCGCCTAGCATTACCATATCGCAACCTTCAAAGATATCTAGGTCAGCACCATGGTCAATTTCGTAACCAATATCGGTTTTTGCATTAATCAGTGCAGCGTGGTATAACCCGATGTAGGTTTTGTCGTCACCGAACTGTACTCTAGCACCTTCAATGTTTGGTCTAGCGTTTTCTTCAAAGATTGAATAAACGCACCAAACTACATCGCCATCTAAATAACACTTTGATTCTTTAAAGTAGTTGATGTCTTTATCTGGTAGAAATTGAACCATTGGTGTGATTGAATCCATACGGTCTTTATTGTTTTCCAATAAATCGTGATTACCAGCAATAAGGATTACTGGTGCTATCTCATCTAACTTTCTTAGAAACCATGTTCCAAGCATAAGTTGTTCGTTTGAAATAACAATCTTTTGGTGAACCAAGTCACCAGCGATTACAATTCTGATTTCTTCTCTTTTGTAATCAACCAAAAGGTCTGTCAAATCTTTAATAAGGGATTTGAAGACATCTTGGTATTCGTCATGCATTCTAAATGTTCTGATGTGAATATCAGCTAAATGTACTATCTTTTTTATCATGTTATGCGTTTTTCATTATGTTATAGTAGTGCATGTCGATTAGTTTTTTAGCTTCATGTTTCAAATACATAATGTGTATCTTCTCAAAACTTTCTTTAATCTTATCCCAATACAATACAACGATTTGGCGACATTTACGCTTAGGAAATTCTAATTCGTACATGTAAGCATAAACGCTTAATTGTAAGGTATAAATCGACCATTGACATGCTTGTAAATGGTCAAATGGTTTATGTAGTGTTTCAAAACCATAAGGATTATAAAAATTGAAGACTCTGTTTGTTTTGTGGTCAAGTACATCAAAGAATACATCATCGATATCGATAATTAAATCGGACATACCAGCCAATTCATATTGTTCAGCAAAAAGAATCCTTTCTGGCCAAACTGCTTGACCTTCATCAATTTCTAGTGCGTTATAACCATCAATAACTTTTTGTTCAAACTGACCTTCTGGTGTGTCATCTGGATAGTACCATTTATTGGCCAATAAATAACGTTCAACGATGTCATGGACTTTGGTGCCGTATTCATTGGCTTCATCATTTAATAATTGCCAGTAATCGATAATTTGTTGTTGGGTCATGCCGATATACCTTTCTTGTTTAACAGTGTCTAATTGGTTCACAATAGCCGCTGATACTCCTTCCACATCAAAGTGTGGTTCGATTGATGAAAGTGTCGTGGTAACTGATTTATACTTCTTACCAGTTTCTCTGTGAATATATTTGTGCTCTATCGGTTCTAAGTAAACGGGCCCAACCCATAATTTTGCTTTACTCATAATTTCTTTTCTTGCAAAGATACGAATTTTTATCTTATATTGCAAGTATTTATATTAAAAGAATATAATGAAAAAGTTTATAAAAAACCTATTAACTGAAGCACTTTCAATACCATCTTTAAGATTACCTAAAGATGTTGGTGTGTCACCTCAAGAAATCGAAGCGATAAAGTCTATTGATTGGACAGATATTGGTATTGAAGACCATGGTGGTTCTGGAAACATAGCACATTTAGGTATTACCTTACCATTTGAATCAAATATTACCGATGGGATTATTATTGACATTCAAATAATCAAAGATTCTATTTACCAAATTCATATTCACATGGGTAAAGAACTTAGAGGTTTAGGTTTGGGTTATAAAATTTACAAAGCCTTGATAAAAGATTTAGGTCACTTATATTCTGGAAAAGGTCGTAGACTTAATCCACATGTTACAATGATATGGGATAAACTAAAAAATGACCCAGATTTTGAATGTATTTCAAATCAAAATGGTGATTTATGTATGACCAAAGACAATCCAACTAAAGATGAACTTATTAACTTTATGGGTTAATAAATTTCGTTATCGTTTGGTTTAAAAGCACCCATTAATAATTTAACTATACCACCACTACCTAATTTTTCAAATATCTTTGATGGGTCATACCCAGATGGTGGTTTAACTAGTCTAATTCTATCTCTAAGGTTTCCGAAATTAAGTTCTCGGTATAAAATCTTAGCATCTTCATACGCATCATCATCTAAAACAATTACAATTAAGCTTTGTGCTTTATCATGTAATTGGTCTAATAAGATATTGGTCATGTATTTACCTAATAAAGGTATTGAGTTAGGTGTTACTATGTGGTCAGTCACACCTTCTACCAAGTAAATCGTTGAATCAAAATTTATCTTGCACTCGTTGAATATGATTTCTTGTTTTTCAGCGGTAGGGTTGATGTATTTTAATTTGTTGTATTCTCTATCAAACCATCTAGCTATAAAGTAATTTAGTTTCCCTTCTGAGTCATAAGATGGAATGATTATCCTATTAAAGAATGGGCCACGATATGTGTAACCGATTTCATATTCTTTTATTATATCATCTGTAATCCCACGCTCTCTAAGGTATTTCAAGGCTATATTGGCCTTGTAATCTTTATCAGTACATTCAGATAACTTTTTGTAACCCTCTGGTAGTGTTACTATCACTTCCACATGTTCTTTTTCAACAATTAGGTCAGCATCTGGTTTTACTAGTAAATAATCTCGGATATTTTTTGGTGAAGCGTATTTCTTTAATAACTTCATGACTGGCCCATGCATGTGGTTAGTGTCTTGACACGCCCAACATTTGAAAACACCTCTATTGTAGTTGATTTCTAGATTACCTTTGCCATCACCGTCTGGTAGATTCTGTTCAGCAGAACACGCTGGACAATCGAAAGCGATTTGACCAGAGTCTTCATTATGTTTCCTAGCATCTCCTAAAAAACTTTCAAGTATGTTCACTAATAACATTGCCATAATGACAAAGGTACGAAATTAGTTCCGAATATCCAAATTTATTTTAATAAGATTTAGTTAGACCTTCCAAACTCCAATTTTATTCATATACCCACGTGCAGCTGTATAAGCATCTGAGGTATCGAACGTTTCTTTTTTGAGTTTGTTGTTTTTGTCGTAAAACCAAGTGACTTGTGGTTCCAATTCAGCTACTTTCTCCCATAGAACATATTTCTTGTCAATATCAAAAGGATAGTCACCAAATAAAACAGGTAGGTTTTTAGCTATTTGTTTTTCTAAAAGTGGTGTGCCGTCTTTTTTAGTCTTTCTAACAGCCATTAATTCTGGGAAGGCATACTTACGAGCATCGTAAGAAGAAATGAATTCTGGGACAACCCCAACCGTATCATAAACTGATTTGGAAATCATACCGTTAAAGCGTAAAAGAGTCGCTATGGTATAAACGTTATTTGATTGTAATAAAGGTTCTTCAATTACAACTCTAGTGATGCCCATATCAGAATAATTAGAAAGAAATTCGTTTTCAAAGATTTCAACCTTACGAAACAATTCTTCCATTTTATTTTCTGGTTTTGGTTTTACCTTTGGTGATACGTGGTGTAATAATTTTAATTCACCCTTGTCACCCATATCCTCGAATAAAGCGATTCCAATAGTAGATGTAGATACGTCTAAAGCTAATAAAAATTCTGGTTCTTTTGCCATAATATAGTTTTTATCACTAATCTAACGTATCTACTACAAAAATAAAGTCTTAAATGGTTATTTTTATACCTAAAGCTAAAAATTCATTAACGTTTTTACTGATTTGTTTGTCTGTCTTAGCGACAGCAATAAGATTACCCATATCGTCATACAAACCAACTTCACTAATTCTAGGGATATCACCCACATCAAAACTAGGGTTAGTTGTTGAACCGAATTCACCTCTATCAGCAATACATGTGATACTTTGGTAAACGTTTGTTGAAACGCTATTAAAGCTAACAGTTGTTGCAGTTGAGGCCGATGGTGTAAAGTTATTTACAATCGTTGGGTCGGTAATCACTACAAACCCCTTATCTAAATAAGCCATACCAACCAATGTATCGGCAGTAACACCTAAATTAGAGTTTGTTTGGAAATTGTATGTTTGTTTTTGATTTAATGAGAATGGTTTATCAGTATTATAACCAGTAGCCCAGCTCAATGATAAATCACCACCGTTTGGTGTAAGGATATCATCAGAAACCAAAGCGGAAACGTTTGAACCGAAAATATTTGTTTGTGGTGCTGTATCAGCAATCAATGTGTCTAAGGTCGTCACTTTTGATGAACCGCCTTGATAAGTAGAATAGATAGTATACGTACCAGCAGATGTTGGTAATGAAATCCTAACTGTTTTACCATCAATACACTCACCGTAGCTAGTATTTTGTAAAGCAATCACTAATATTTTACTAGTTGATAAACCACTAAGAGCGGTATCTGAAAACCCACCATTACTATATGTAGTCCCAGTATAAATACTATCACCGTTTGAATTCAATGGTAAACCAAAAGAATAGTATAAGTTAACCAACGGGTCAGTGGTGATGTCGTCTCTATTAACAACATTTTGTTTTATGTTTGAACCACTTATCGATGTAAAACCATTTGCTAATACTTCAGATAAAATATTAACTGATTGAGAAGCAACTGGTTTAGTTAATAAACCGCTAGTATTAACAATCAACACGCTTTTTAACCCGATAGATTGTGTTGTACTATTACTAACAGTACTATTAGGTCCTATGTCACCACTAGTGCTAGGAACTTGGCCTGTTAACAAAGTTAAAGACGTATTGTAATTAGCATCTGAATCACCAAGACTAAAAGTTTTGATTAATGCATTATTTGTTGAAACAAGCTTTTGTCTACCAATCGGTGTCAATTTAGCTGTTAATGATAGTGTCGTTGCAGAGTTATTATATCCCATTAGAAATCCATTGAAAGTTCAAGCATTATTGTATTACCACCAGCCGAAGCCAAAGGTACTGGGTTAGATAATTTACCGATACAAACAAGATTTTTATCTGTATCATAAATACCAACTTCAGTTACTTTAATATTAGGTGGGTTTGTTGACAAATCTTTACTTCTGGTAGGGTTTGTAGTTGCGTTGTATTGATTACTATTCAAACTAATATCAAAGATTGTTTTGTATATTGTCGCACCAATATATGTCGTTAAATTCCCGTAAAAGAATTTCTCGTCACCAAATTGAAGATTTTGTGGTTGTGTATTAGCTGGTAGGTTTAGTAAATCAATAATACTAAACGTTGTCGCAGTTGAATCTTTTATTAAGTCAATAACAAACCCAGTTGTTGTTGGTACTTGAATTTCCAATAATTTAGGGTCAATCGATTCGCCAGCGATACCAGTAATTGCTGGAGATGTGAAATCATAAGTTTTCCATGCTCCTGGGTCTGGACGGTCTGTTGGGTCTTGTACGATTTGATAAACCAATTTGAATTTATCAGCATAGAAACCATAACCATCATAACCAGATTCTAATTTACGCATATATGGTAATAAATCAGTTTCTAACAATTTAAACGCAACGTCTTTAGCAGATGATGTGTTGTTAGTTATTTTGATGTATTTTTGACATGATAAACTAGATGTCAACCCTGTTGTAAATGTATTTTCAAGACTATAAGTTAAATACATCGTATCATTGATATCCAAAATTCCAGTAGACGTACCACCAGTAGGTGATTGCAATACAGCTGATAATTCTGGAAGTGTCCAGTTTCTATTTGATTTGTAAGATGAAGCGGCAACAATTTCATCATCATGTATTACAACAGTTTTTAATTGCGGGTAGATTCTACCAACAACTTGTGCAGTTGTAGCTGATGAGATAAGTGTAGTATCTTCGAATAATTCAATATATTCTAAATCTGTATTTGGGTGAACCATAGTTGCACCAGTGGCAATAAATGTCATACCCATAGTCGTACCACTTCCAGTTGTTCCAACTCTTCTGTGATACATTAAATCTGGTAAGAAAAGTTTCAAATATTTACCAGCAGCGGTATCAGTATAGAAAAACTCACCATATAAGTTAGAAATAGTATTGTTTGTGTAGTGAATGATTGAAATAGATTTATTTACATCATCTGGGTAACTATTTCCTGGCCCATTACAATTGAATGATAATGTAGTTGCTGTAGTTTGACAAACGTAATCCATGTAAGGATACTTAGTACCTAAGTATCTATATGACCCGAATTTAGTGTAGTCTTCGTATAAGTTTGTTGTGGTTAAACCAGTAACCCCAGCAAGATTTTCACACCAAACATTACTCATGTTCCAAACTGGAACGTCATGACATGTTACGTTGATATTTGAATCAAAAGATAAAGTCCCAGAATCCCAATAAGCAACTGTGCTTCCTGTTGCGATGCTTTCGTAAACTTCACCGCCTCTATAAATAAAGACTTGAGATAAAGCAGTTTGTGCTGACAAATTAGGTAGATTTCTATCTAAGTCAACGCTACCAGTGTTAACTGTTTGAACTTTATACCAAAGATTTGGCATTGCTCTAGTGTTTTCATTATCTATAACGTTACCTAGAGTGTCGTTCGCTAATTTAATCATCAACACATCACCAACAGAAATTGAAGATGTAGAAATAGTTAGGTTTGTACCACCAGTTAATATTGAGTTAGATATGTCCGTAAAATAAGGAGTATATGTGTTACCAGTAAGTGTTGTGAATACACCACCAGTTTGACTAAAGAACCCTCTTTCAAGTGCTTCATTATTTACAACAGCTTTTACTACGTTTAATACCGAACCATTTACTGGTTGGAATGGGTCAGCCGTATTACCTTGTGTAATGAATGATTTGATGTTAGGTTGTCTATCAAACGGTCTAAAAACAGCACTAGTCGCTGAAAGTGTTACGTCATTAGGGTTTGTATCTACTATAGCCTCTCTATTGTAGTTTATTTCAGAATCACCAATAGCCCAGAAGCTAAAATTTAACTTCCCTTGTGCTAATTGTTCTCTTCCTTTTTGTGTTAACTTGATGCTAACAAACGGACTTGTGCTTTTAATTATGTAACTCATTTGTTATAAATATGTTTTTCTTTATTTTAGTTATAAATATCTAATAGTAAATAATATTAGTATGAATTTATAGAATTATTTTGAATTACTACTGGTATGGTTTCGCTATATACTGTCGAATTTAGATTATCCCCACAAATTGTTGTGTAATTCTTTTCATTTTTTACCCTATAATATAATTGGGTACCTACACTACCACTGGCTGTAAATGATTGGTTATAATACGTGTTACCCACAACATAGTCTGTAGTTCCTGTATAATAGAAACTAGAAAATAAATCATTTGTACTAACTTCTAGAGTAAAGAAACCATTTAATTCTGTCGGTGGGTTGGTGATTTTCCATGTTACCAATGGTGTGTTTGTATTCAATCCATTAACTACACTAATAATCGGATAATAAACCAATGTGATTATATCATCTACCATCAAATTACCCTCTAATATTATTCTTTTTTCATTGGTTATTGATTGGTAGTAATCAATCCCACTAGCTAATGTAGCACCGTTAACCATAACAATAATCGTATCGCTACTAATGGGTGTTACAGAAGTGTATAATTCGTATTTTGATGTTCCCGTGTTGTAGTATACAAGATTTGAACCTTGTGCGTCTGATGCACCACTAATAATTGGTGTTGTAATGTGAATATTATCACCAACCAAGTTATTACCACCACTACTGGTATAAATAACCGTAATTATATCATCAATAGCTGTTTCACCGCTTAAAGTAACAACTTGACCGCTAAAAGTGTAATCTAAGCCTTGTGCCAACACTAAACCGTTAAGCGTCAATATAAAATCACCGACATAATTGTTTGTTATAACAATTTCTGTTAAGTTTGGTTCTGGTAAGATAACTTGTTGAACCAATTTGTTGATTGGGGCACTGTTACTGAAATTACCAACAAAAATTGGGGTATCAGCTTGTTTAATCGCAATGAAATAATAATCTAGATTATTGTCATAGATACCATATGTTGAACCACCAATATAGGTTGATGTGTCAATTGTTTTACCTAATTTACCTAAGTAATCAGTACAAACACCAAATTGGTAGTAACCTTTGATTATATATTCACCGTCAAGTGTTAATCCACTAGTTTCTAGAAATTGGGTTGTTGTATTGGTAGCACTAAAACTTGGATAATCAATCGAATTTGATGTGAATACTGGTGTTGAACTAAAACCACTAAAAACTGGATTGTATTTATAAACACCGAACTTAAATAATGCGTTTGTATCTACAAACGTACTAGTATTACCTGTAAAGTTAAAATCTAATTGAATTGTTTGAGAATCGGCAGAAATAACATATGAAGTACCACTAGTTGCTCCTGTACAATCTAATTTAGATGCACCACTTACGCTAAATAAAGGGTTTTCAAATACACAAATGTCAGAACTCATATTAACATTTAAAATGTCTTTATTTCTGACAGCTGAGTTTTGATTTTGTATGTATATTCTTTCTTGATATCTCATTAGTAACTAATTTCTAGTGTAACCATTGTTTTGTTATAAGTATCTTTTAACCCAAAAGATAAAGGTATTTGTAAGGCTGCGGTTTCTTCTGCTCTAGTTAGATTTTGCAAAAAAGCCATAAAACCATTTAGGTTTATATAGTCTTCTTGTTGTATTTCACCATAAACACTAGAAACGTAATGTATACTATCTATTATATTTGGATAAACTTCCCCTTGTATGTTTTTTAATAATTGTGACATAATATTATGGTTTTCTATATACTGTTCTACCAGTTTTTAACAAATAAAGACCACCAGATGGCATCGTTGTATCAGCATCAGCTTGAGCATCGTTATCATATGGTCCGTATGTTTTAATACTTAACCTGTCAACATATGTTGAGTTTGAAACCAATCCAGTTATACTAGCACCCAACACTACAGTATTTGTACCACCAGCTGTTGAACCTTGACCGTGAACAAATGATGTTTGTCCAGATGCAATAGAGTTAACACCTCCAGCATGTGATGCTGGACCAGAAGCGGTAGTTTGGCTATTTTGAGCGTGTGAGCTATCACCATATGCTTTTGTACCAGAACCTTCAGCGTGAGCTGTTGCACCAGAAGCAATTGTACCAGAACCTTCGGCATGTGAACCTTGACCACTAGCTGTTGTTTGGTCATTTTGAGCATGTGAATATGTACCAGACGCAATAGTTAATATACCTTCAGCGTGTGACCTATTACCGCTAGCTCTTGTTCCATCACCTTCGGCATGCGATACATTACCTGTTGCGTATGTTTGAATACCTTCAGCATGTGATGACCATCCAACTGCTGTACCACCAGAAACATTAAATTGTGCTGAACCACCCTCAGCATGCGAACTATCACCTTGAGCTAACGATTTGTATCCTTCAGCGTGTGATGTTGCACCAGATGCTATTGTTAAAGTACCTTCAGCGTGTGAATTAGTACCAATTGCTTTTGTAATTACCCCTTCAGCATGTGAATAAATACCTGTGGCTGATGTACCAGACCCTTCAGCGTGAGAAGCAACGTTAGTTGCGGTTGTGTTATAACCCTCAGCGTGAGAGTAGTTTCCTACTGCTGTGGTTCCAGAACCTTCAGCATGTGATGCTCTACCAGTTGCTATGGTTAAAATACCTTCAGCATGTGAACCACTTCCGATAGCTGTACCACCACTTATCCATAGATTTGGAACACCTAAAATAAAATCACCACCTTCGGCATGTGAACCATTTCCTCGTGCTAACGAGTAAATACCTTCGGCATGTGAAGCGTATCCAACTGTCATTGAACCACCACCTTCAGCATGTGAATTATCACCACCAGCTATCGAACCACCACCTTCAGCGTGTGATGTTGAACCACTTGCTTTTGTACCATACCCTTCGGCATGTGATTGGAAACCGCTAGCAAGTGTTTGGGAGCCTTCGGCATGTGCTGCAAATGTTGTTGCTGTTGTAAACCACCCTTCAGCGTGTGTATACTCATCTAATGCTTTGGTTCCCGCTCCTTCAGCATGTGAGGCACTGCCGCTAGCCAATGTGTCTTGACCTTCAGCATGAGCTGCAAATGTTGTTGCTGACGTAGCATAGCCTTCAGCGTGAGTTGCTACGTCTTGGGTAATTGTTAAAACACCTTCGGCATGTGAACCATCACCAAATGCAGTACCACCAGAGAAAAGTAAACCAGCTTTTGAATTAAAGAACCCACCTTCAGCATGTGAGTATTGACCACTAGCAAGTGTCATTAATCCTTCAGCATGTGAGGCTTGGCCAAATGCAATCGAGTTGTAACCTTCAACGTGAGCCGCAATACCATTAGCTGTCGTCCCAGAACCTTCAGAGTGTGAGTAAAGACCTAACGCCTTTGTTATTAGCCCTTCGGCATGTGATGCTTGACCAGATGCAATAGTGTATTGACCCTCAGCGTGTGCGTAACTGCTACTAGCTAAGGTTGAAAAACCTTCAGCATGAGCTGCCTGTGTAGTTGCTGATGTAGCTCTACCCTCAGCATGAGCACCGATGTTTGTTGCGTATGTATTAATACCTTCAGCGTGTGACCCTTCACCAGATGCAGTACCACCGCTTAGTAATAAAGTAGCGGCACCACCTTCAGCATGTGAGTAATCACCTTTAGCTAATGATTTGTATCCTTGAGAATGGGAACCTTGGCCACTAGCAATCGTAAAAAACCCTTCAGCGTGCGAAGCATCACTAGAAGCTATTGTATTTTGACCTTCGGAGTGTGAACCTCTACCACTAGCCAATGTAGTGTTACCTTCGGCTACTGAATTTGCAGCGATTGCACTACTGTTGCTACCACTCAACACAGCGGTTGCTGCGGCAGTACCAGCAGTCCAAACCATCGCAACAGTTGTTGGTGCGGTACCAGATAAAGTACTGGCAGCTCTAAATTTTACAGTACCGTCAGTTGCTCTAACCAAAACTTGTGTTAAGGCGTTGTCATTTGATGGTGCATAATTAAGATTCAAATATGGAACGTAAACTGTGTCAGCTGTATTACCTGTAATATTTTGACCACCCAAAACAGCAGAACGAGCTCCACCAGCTATAGAGTTAAATGAATGTGCGAATGAAGTGTCTCCAGAAGCTATAGTTTTACCACCACCAGCATGTGATGCAACACCAGATGCTGTCGTTCCAGAACCTTCAGCGTGTGCAAAAATAGCACTGGCTAATGTGTTTTGACCTTGAGCATGGGTATAAAGTGTTGTTGCTGATGTACCTTGACCCTCGGCATGTGAGGCATCACCAGAAGCAAGGGTTGCTAATCCTTCAGCATGTGATGCGATACCGCTAGCTGTACCACCTTTTATTGAAGATAACGAATAACCACCTTCAGCGTGTGAACCATAATTACTTGCAACCGATTTAAAGCCTTCAGCATGTGAATCTTGACCACTAGCTATTGTTGTATTGCCTTCAGCATGTGATTGAGCACCGCTAGCTAAAGTAAACCACCCTTCAGAGTGAGCCGCTTGAGTTGTTGCTGATGTTTGTAACCCCTCAGCATGTGATGTTGAACCAGATGCCAATGTACCAGCACCTTCAGCGTGTGATGATATACCAGATGCTGTTGTACCAGACCCTTCGGCATGTGATTGAGAACCACTAGCCAATGTTCTATAACCTTCAGCATGTGAGTAATTTGTAGTTGCTGATGTGCCGTAACCTTCGGTATGTGAAACACTACCACTTGCTAGTGTTTGATAACCTTCGGCATGAGCACCAGAGTTTGTTGCTGATGTACCAAAGCCTTCAGCGTGTGAAAAATCACCACTAGCTAATGTTTTAGCACCTTCAGCATGAGCTGCAAAGGTTGTTGCCGATGTTGCATTATATCTTGATTTAAAAGTATCGTAATAACCACCCTCGGCATGTGAACCTTCACCAATTGATATATTCTTGATACCTTCAACATGGCTTCCTCTACCTTGTGCCGTTGTTAAATAACCTTCGGCATGTGAATATAAACCACTAGCAATCGTTTCACGACCCTCAGCGTGAGCGGCCATTTCAGACGCTGTTGTTTTACTACCCTCAGCGTGTGAATAATCACCACTAGCTGTTGTGTTATTACCTTCGGCAACAGAGTAATTTCCAGTTGAGTCCAATCCAGAGTCATTCAAAGCTTTTATTGATTGATATCCAGTAGAACCAGAAACCCAATAAAGGTCAGCGGTTGAAACATTTAATAAATCAACTATTTGTTGTATGGTTGCTTTATATGAACTACCATTTGGGTCTTGTGATTGGTCATTAACCAAAACAACGTGTAATAGGTCGGTTAATGCGATTGACGGTGCTATCGTTCTACTTGTTAATTTCATCTTTTTTCTTTTATTTATAAATATATTATGGTCATGAAATAAAACTTATTTATTCACATAAAACCTTAACTTAACTATTATAATTCTATATATATAACGCTGAACAAAACCAAGATGAAAATCCATCCAATGTTGTACCGTAAACATTATCACCATCACAGTATATAACAACTCCGAAATCCATAAGTTGTACGAAATAATTATACGCTGTAGTTTGGTCATATTGTGATAAAATATCAGCAATTATACATATGTTTGTTGAGTCTTGTACTGTTGAGTATTCAATAAGTCCAGACTCAATAGGGTCACAACCTATCACATCGGTTAAATTAGTTATAACGCAATCATTAAAACCATCGCAACATTGGTTTTCAACTGGAATACCTACCTCAATAAAATTAGAGTAATCGCTAACGGATGCAACATAATTAATACAACATGTTTGATTAAGTATACACCCATTTTCATTCCATGTATTATAGTATCTCCAGAACCTAACGTTACTACTAATAAACGAAACATCACTACAATCTGGACAACAATAAACAGAGGTGCTACCAGTGAAACCACTGGTCATAGCCTCTATCAAAAATGCACCAGGATTTGCATTCATATAGTTGAATACTTTCGTTAAATAACCTTCATACGGGTTTTTATTACATGCCATAGTTTTTTAATTTATTTTTTTTTTATTTACGTACTTTAATTGGTTTAGCTGGTTTAAGAGAATTGTCAAGTTTCAATAACCTTAAATAAGTTTCAATACCCGTAAATCTTATGTTTCCATTTTTACATGAAATAACCAACCCATAGGTTTGTATTAGTTGCATTAAATTTGTATTAAACACACTGTCGTAAGACGATAATGAATCAGCTAAAACACATAGTGCGGTATCATTCTTTAGCGTTGAGTGTTCTACCAAGCCATTATCCATAATTGTTTCAAAATCTACTACTGATTCAAATTCTGGTAAACATTCTATAAAGTTATCATTTTCACAACCAACACCAACACTGTAATCTTTATAGTATTGTCTTGGTGGTAATAAAGAACCTAGACTAGTTGATAAATAATCGTAACCCATATCACCCGTGGCATAATTAAAACAACATAAATTAACACCCAATGCTTCTACTAATTTAGCATAATCAACGAATCCCTTGTTAGATGCTAATATATATGGTTCGCAATCTGGGCAACAGAAATCACAATTAGGTAATATTAATCCGTTTATCAATAACGACTCTATATTTTCACAATTCGCAGCATAGTCGATAAAGAATTTCATTGGGTTTATACATTCTTTTGGTGGTGCTTCGGCACATAAGTTTCCATAAGGGAAATTAACATCAATAACATCGTCCATGATAACACTTCCAATAAATTCTGACCCCCAGTTCAACTGTGCTAAACATAATTCATTACATACTGAATAAGTTGGTTTGGTTTTTAGTTCACCGTCATTTTCTTGTGTAATGATAGATGTGATAACTTCAACATCCATACATTGACCAGAAATGCCATTTATCGGACTCAATACATTTAAACATTGATATGGATTGCCACAGAACAATGATGAATATGATTTGTATTTGAATTTTTGTTGGTCGAATATTGTATTTGTATAAATTCTAACACTACCCCAAATAGTTGTTGCTGGAATAACTTGCTCGATGATATCAACCCAATAGTTACCAACCAAATTGGCAAATTGTTCCATTGTATAATAATCAAAGGCCGAACTAGTTGTATCACAGTATAAATAACTACGTAGATATCTTTCGTATAACGCTCTAAGTGTTGGGTACGCAGAAATTGTTTTTCTATTTTTTACGTTGATTAATTCAGAAACCATAAGGTTTTGAAAATCTTCAATTGTTTTGATAGTGGAAATGTCGGTTGTTAGTAAAGACGTAAAATCTATCTTATCATCACCACAACAAATTGATGCTGAGTAATTGTTGTTATCAACAAATACACCATCCATAAATTCATAAACATATTCGTCTTCAAAGTTAAAACATTCATCATCTTGGAAGGTTTTGTTACCACATTCTAAACATGGGTCACAAATTGTAACTCCTGTTAATAAACAAGGGTTATCTGATAAATAACACCAAACGTCTGTTTCAACACCTTGTGCCATATTCATATCCAAATCAATCTCTTTTGTGTTGATGATTAATCGCTCATCATTAACATCGTAGTCGGTTTGACGGATAGGATTATTACCTAAGTTATTTCTAATATCAAATTCTCTATTAACAAATGATGTATTATTTAACCATGATTTTTTATTGTCAACAATTCTAGTTAGGTTAAATCCAGGTGATTGCGTTAAAAATATGTTAGTACCGTCAACACTAGTACAAACCTTTGTTAAAGCTATTTGGTCAATCAATACACAGAAATTACCACATGAACTATTAACCTTAAGACTTATTTTTATCTTTTTATTCGCTATCATTTGGATTGTATCAGCATCGTTAATAACTTCATTATAATGTAGCCATTGTGAGCCTAAAATGTTTGCTGAAAGAGAATTATTAAAATCTTGTACCGAAACTAACCCAGAATTATTAAATAATTCAGTTATGAAATAATCTTTGATTTTCCCACATTCAGATACATTATTTTCTGGATTATGATATGTCTCAGCTTGTGTTTCATTTAAAAACTCTGGGTAATACAACGCTGTACATCCAGTAGCCCATGTTTCAGAACTGTTAGGTTCACCACAAACAAAGAAACCGCTATTATCACCATGTGTTGTTAAATAACTATATAAGTTACCAGCACCTATTGCTGGAAATAAATGATATTCATGTGCGGGTGTTAAATCACCGTTAGGTTCAACAACATCGATTGTCATAGATACATCTAGTGTTTCTAAAATACCAATTGGTGACTCGCATAACCCAACGGCATCACCTTTAGCTGTTTGTGCATTTGTTAACTGCGTTTGCAATTCTGCTAATTTAGTCTCACACTCCGCTTGTAGTTTTAATATTGCATCAATTTGATTTTTAACATTTGTTTTTGCCCCAAATGGTGTTACACACTCAATGAATAAAAGAGTGTTTGAAGTTGCTATATAATTATTGTTTAAATCAGATAATCGACCTACATCATCGCATGTATATGATTTTGGGTCGCCAGCAATAAATTGTTGATATCTGTTTGTTCCTAAAATGTTTTCCCATTCTTTTAGTCCATCTGGTTCTGTTAAACAAAACGTTACTGATGTAGTTTTTGTTGGTGAACTCAAAACAGTTGCACTGTTAGGGTATGAAAACGGTGCTAAACCACCACCAAAACCAGTATTTTTAAATGGTAGGTCTTGTGTTGGTGTTATTTTTATTGCGGTTGTTGGTAGTGGTGTGTCGATAATTCTAGGGTCGGTACTAGGTATTGGGAATGCCTCACACGTTATTGAATATTTTAGATTATTAAATTCTTTTAAAAGGTAGTCTAATTGTGAGCTGATTTCTTCACATATAACGCTTTGCTCCGCAATTTTATTTTGTAATGATGTTATTTCTTTAGCTATCGATGGGTCTAACTTTTTAACTGGTGACATAATAGCACCAAGTGTATCACAATCAAATTTAAAAAGATAATCAAAATCAACAACCAATGAACATGTTTCATCGTTTTCATAATAAAAAATAGTACCGTCATTACCTTTAGGGTTCAACACGATTTTAAATGGTTTATCCACCCCACAACCTTCACTAGTAGCTTGTGACCATCTACATTTTTGTGCATCTAAGTCATAAAAATAGTTTTCGTTTTTTATTTTCTTTAATACCTCACAACAAGATTTCGTCACTACATACGGTGTTTGTATATTATTGCTATTTGGCATATATACGGATATTGTACCGTCTGAATTTTTAATCAAACCGTTGGTAGAGAAAACTTTTTCCCAGAATTTTTTGCATTCTGCTGTAATCTGTTCTGGGCTAATACCAGTAAACACTTGTGCCATATTTTTATTTTATTATAAGTATTTGTTTAATCTTTAATTTAACAATTAGGTAGTGTATTAAAATTAATTATGTTTTGTACAACACCATTTGCTATTTGTAATACATAACTGTTATTTGCAATTAAGCCAGTGTTCACCGTACTACTAGTGGTATATACCGTTATAGAGTAGTTTCCATTTAATGTTGTGTAAGGTGTTGCACCATTTGTGTTACTCATATATAATTGAGTCCCATTTGCAATCGATTCAAAGCTCCATGGTTGTGGGTTTGGTCCAACTATACCGCTATTTTGGAACATTGTTGGATAATTAAGCGTTGTACACTTAACTTGTTGTGTTGTAAGGGTATTCAATGGATACGTTACAAAACTACCACCTTTAATAGGATATGTTACTTCAGAGAAAATTCTATAGCTTATGCTAGGTGCTGTTTTTACTGGAAAGTTTAAATTACAACAATCTTTTTTATCAGCTCTCATCTTAAAGAAATTCATTAATACATCAAAATTTTGTAACCCATAAGTTGTTAATTTACAACCAATACCCACTTCTCCAGTATACGGGTCAATAGTATTAGGTACGGGTGTTGTCCAGTTTGGTGGACAATGTGAACCATCTGGTGTTACAACTTTTTTGACACCAGAACCATATAACGTGGTAAATTCACAAAACGGTGTTGCTGTTGGTGAACCAACAGGTAAATCAATAGGTTTTGAGTTCAAATACCAATTACATGATATATTGCAACCACATCTTGGGGAATGACAACACGCATAACCACTACTAACAACGTTTGTTTTAGGGTCAACATAGTCAGTGTATACTGGTGAACCACCTAACGCCTTACAACATTCTCTATCTGTGAAAATTGAAGTTAAAATAACATTGTTACCATTAAAAGTGTATACTGTACCATCTTGATTATATTGATAGTACTGGAACACATAGTAACCAGTTTCTTGGTCTTTTTTAGGTTCAAATCCTAACGTACTACATGGTTTTGGTACGGGTGCTGTTATTTTTTTAACACAAACACTTAAAGAGTCATCACTACCAGCACAAGGGCAACCACATGCCGATAAGAAATCTGTTGGCATTGGGTCTGGTACTATTTCACTAGTTACAACAACACAGTCGCTTAAATCTGTTCCGTCATTGTTAACTACGTCTACATAGGTGTTACCAGTATAATCTGTTATTTGACCTAAGTTATAGTTTATAAATAAATTTGTTGACCCAGACATAATTGTTTCTCCGCTAATTGTCACAGCTGAGAAATTTGGTATAAGCGTTCTAAGTTGGTTGATGTATTTGTATCCACCGTCATAAGGCCCTACGTGTGGGTTGTTTCCAGTTAAAATATCAATAACAGAATTGGCACCACCTGTTTCTCTATACCAAAGACCATTGTTTTGGAAGTACATATCTGGGGTGTCAGCGAAGAATCTAGGATAACCATCACTATCGATTGGATATTTTGATAAATCAGTTTCTAAACCATTTAACTCTAATGCTTGATACATTAACATTGTGTCTATTGGGCCATCGGCTCTGTATATGTATTCATTAAATTCTACAAGGCCTTGAGGGGTACCTATAAATCTTAGCAAAAATTCTACTGATTTTCTAGCACCTTTTGATTTCCATATCCATGGTGAGTTAAGGATTAATCTTCTCCATAATTCGACATCCGCTTCAGCTGCTGTAAGTCCAACACTTTGACCAGAATATTCTGAATTTGTTGTTTTAACGTAGTTTGAAAGAAGGTCATTCTCCATCACAGATGAAATCAAATCCCAACCTAATACTCTAGCTAAATCTTTTAAATAATTGTCTGGTGTGTTATCTTTTTTATCGTAACTAACAGTATGTGCGAATGAAATACCTAAAATAAATTTATTTATTTCGTCAAATTCTCTACCATATATGTTAAGTGTTTTATTAACTTTTTGACCAGAAGTGTCCAAGTGTTCTTCAGCTAAATGAACTGGTGTTGTATCAAAAGCAGATATTGATTCAGAAACCAAAAACCTATTCATTAGGTTACTAATATATAAATCGTTGTTGTCAGAAATAGTTAATAGTTCTGAAACATAAGACACATAATCACTACTATTAAAATCAATATTATAACCATCTGAAACTGGCCAAGTAATTGTTTTATCAACATACGAAATAACACCCGTTTCACCTTTGATTGGGTAATTGAATGTCGCTGTATATAACGGAGAAACCATTCTGTTTAACAAGTAAGCTTCAAACTCATCCAACCCGTTAAAAAATTCGTCTCCTTTTGTTTTGTTTGGTTTAATGTGGTAGCTAGTTGTTGTTGGTTTACCAGAGAACACGTCACCTTTAACATTTAAGTAAATGTAATCATTTGTAAGATTTGTAGACCCAGTAAAACCAACAACATCATATTCCAATCCATCTAACAAAATAACGTATGATGGGTAGTTTACTGTGATGTTTCTTAAATCATTTGTTTCATTAAATGTGTCAGCTATACTTCCATTTGTTAAATAATTCAAATTAAAATTATTGATTATTAATGTTGTATCAACTTTGAAATTTGACGTGTCAGAAACTATATCGTAAGTGTAGTTGGTGAACGTGTTTGCGATAATAGATTGCCCAATTTCAGAAGTGTAAAAAGGTGTTAAATATAATGATGCTGGCCAATTTGTGATGATGTTTTCTAATGAAACTCTAACGAATTCACTTAATGACCCAAACAACGCATAGTATTTTAATTTAGATTTGTCTAAATTAAGATATACACCAGCATTATTTTGTAATAAAATTTTTGTTTGTTCAACCGTTAAATCTAAGTCATTTAAAGAGATAAAATCAGAAAAACTACTAGTTAAGAAGTTTTTATTAGTTTTAGGGTCCATATTGGTAGTAATGGAAAAGTTACCCATTGTAAATAATGGGGTACCGCCATCACTAGCTAATTGGACACCAACTAAATCTGGGCTAAAATTTCTATATTCTATGTTGCCATTATAAACTTCTTTTTTTACATAGCCAGCTACCTTAATGTTATCGCTCATTTTTTATCTTAGATTGTTGTTATATTATTAAATGCTTTAGCGAAATCAATACTAGTTTTTTCTTCTCTAATCTCAAATAATGGTTTACCAGTAAATTTATCTTTGATTTCGTATAAGTTGTATTGTTTGTAAATTTCATTACTAAAGTTGTAAATAGTGTATACACCATCTTCAAGTGACTTGCTTTGGTTACCAAATAATGCAAATGCAAGTGTTTCAATGTCATGTTGAACCATTTCTACCTCAATCATGATTGGGTTGAAGAATGTGTTTGTAATTATAACTTGTTGATTTGGTTGTCCAATAAATGGCAACGCATTTGGTTTAACATTTGAAGCACTCGCTGGAGATACAGTACAAAAAGTAAGAGTAGAGTTATCGTTAAATCTATAACGGATAGCTTTTTGATTAGAATTAGTAAGGTTTTGATTTACTGGTTCTGCTCTATTGTTTGATGTGATTACTCTGAAGAAATTGTTTAATTTAGCATCGTTAGCACTAGTAGTTGTGTTTAAATACTCAACTCTATATCCAACTAAACCATCGTTTTCAAACTTACTAAGAAAGTTAGCTGGTACACTTGAAAGGTCGAATAAAAGACCTTTTGTATCTGGAAATGCCGATAAAACTCCAACGTCAACAATTTTTGTTCTAATTTCAACTGGTTTAATCATAATAGTATAAAACCCCTTAGCACCAAAAGTACTTGAAGGTAATTTTAGTGTATACATACCACCAAATATTTGAAAATTAGACGCAGATAACCCAGATTGTATTTTATTTTCAATCGGTGTGTCTATTTTTATTAATACTTGTGTAGGGTCTAATTTTGTTAGTTTTGAGTCACCAATTTTATCCCTAGATGGTGTATAATGATAAAAAATCTCTACGTCATCTGGTGAAATATCTGCTGGTCTTACTATACCGTATGTTCCTGTTGCCATTCTTTTTAATTTTTATTTAATATAATCTTTTTTTTGAAAAAGTATAATTTTTATTGTTTATTTAATTTATAATACCCATTTCCGTATCTAGATAATTCACCTAAATTACCTATTTCTGATAGTCTTAAGTGGTAATCCATAACACCAGTTATACCTCTATCTATAAATACATCGCTTTCAACTTCTGGTGGGGAAATAATACCAAATAAATATTCTTCTTTTACCAGAGCAGATAAAGATGTGTTTGTTTGGTTCCACCCCTCACCAATATATCTAAATTCAGTCACTGGGATTCTGGCATTGTTTCCATCAATTAATATTTGTCTAGTTGACCCAGTGTAATCTTTATACTGTAGACCAAAGACTTGGTTGTTAGTACCTAACGATGAGTTATTTTCCGTATCAAAAACGTATATTCTTGGTTCAAGCATTGATTTGATTCTATCTACACCGATAACTGTCACATTATTATAATTTTGATAAGTTTGCTTTGATACATCGAAATTAACCCTGTATGGGTCTGTTTTTTTATAAGACCTAACGTCTTCTAACTTAGAATCGGTATTTCCTGTTATCACTAAGTTACCAAAAGCGTAATAAGTTGATGCACTACTTGAAGGTAGCCTTAGTGTGTATTTATCAGTTCCAAATAATGTTGGTAATGCTGATGGTGTGGAACCAACCATAAAATCAAAAGTATAACCCAAATCGTTTAATTTATCTATTAAAATAGAATAATCTACGGGTGTTGCGTTTTTTGTTTTAGGGATATAATCGATATCGTTAAATATACCCATATCATCCATATTTTGAGTTAGCATAACATTCAAATAAAAAGTTGTTGCGGTTAATTTACCCCAATTTTTACTTCCATTCATCCTGTCGGTGCTATCTTCTAAGAAAATTTGTCTTTTTATTGTTTCCATTATGTTGCTTTTATTTGATATAGTTTAACGGTTTCTGTATTTGATGCGTAGGTTACATTGTTTGGACCACTACTTCCAGTATTACCGTGATAAGTGTTGTCAATTTCATAATAATACCCAGTAGTTGTTCTAAATAGCTTGTATCTAGTATATAGTTCGTGAACTAATTTATCAATTGACTGTGCGGTGTTTTTAACCATTAAATTTAATGATTTACCACTCTTAGCGTTTTTAAGGCTAGCTCTCATATATAGGTATTTGTAATCACCAATCGCTAATCCCTCCTTATAATCGTATAAGTGATACCCTTCAGCTAAACCCCTAGGATTTAGGATTGGATTTTCAACCACAAAATTAATTGGGATTTGATTCGCTGGTTTTGGTTGGCCAGGTACTCCATTCGTAGCACTAATTGGTAAAAAATCACTGGTATTCAAATTAGAAAAAAGAGTCAAGTTTGTAATTAATTTTTGAGTCAAAGGGTTGTCCGTATCATAAAATGACAAATTAAGAAATGTTTGTTTAAAGCTGTTTTTTCTAAATTTTATATCATCGTCAGTAAAACCTATATTTCCATAAAAATCAACATAATTACCTGTTGCATCAAACATCTTAACGTCATAAATAATTTTGTCGACATGATTATTTGATAAGTCTATCGGTAAGAATCTAACCTTATCGTTATCTACTATTGGGTTGATTGAATTTTCAACTTCTTCGGATACAAACACTCGGTCAATTAATTCTGCTTGGTCTACAGTTTGAAAATCCATATCAATAGGAAAAGTAATAGTGGTGGCTGTTGTGCCACCACTAAAAGCTGAAAGATTTATTTTAAATTTATTAACAAACATCTGAGTCGGCTGATTTTACTATGAATTTATCCGTTATTCTATCACCCACTGGGTCTGCTGGGAATTTACCATAGTAAAGCCCCCAAAGTGAGTATTGGTCCTGTCTTCTAACATGAAAACAATAGTTTTGATACATATAATGTGCCCCATTTAAGAATGGATAATCAAGTGGTTTTTCATCACTTTCATTAAACCCAATATCTATCAAATCTCTCCATAAATATCTATCATCACCTAAATTAATAGCATAACTTGGTAACCCTTCAGTAAATTTATCACCTTCTTCAATGTAGCTAGAAAACTCTCTTATTTTTATCAAGTTATGTGCATGATAGAAATAACCTTCTTGTCTTGGACCCAAGGTAATTGTTGTATTCGTTGGTTGTGTTGCTGGTGGAACTGGTAAACCACTTACGTAAGTTAATGATGGTCCAGTTTCTCTGTTTATCGTGTTGAATCTATGTGACACCACCGATAAAACGGTTTCTTTTAATTCACTAAGATTGTATTCAACCAAGTCACCATAGAAATCATTATTATTAGCAATACCATTATTATTATTTATTGACACGTTGCTTTCTAATGGTACATGTGTTGGAAATGGTAATGCACCACCATTATGAATCTTATTAATGGCTGGAATATCTTTTAAATAAACATTAATGTTACTAGTGTTTAACCTAGACATGTATGGTGTTTCAATACCAGACGAAACCTTACCAAATAAACCGTTACTGTTTGTTTTTATCGTAGTTAAATATAATTCACTAAGTGGTCGACCTAAATTATCTTTTAGACCGCTAACATCGATATCTTCATTGAATACGAACTGAACTATTTGGTCGTTAAAAAAGTTTTCACTGAAACCCGCTTGATATGTCTCGTAATCATCGGTTTCAATAAGTGGTGCTGTTTTAGTTTTAATCTTTCTGAATTTTCTAAAATAATATTCAGATTCAACACCATTAACAATCCTGTTAATTCTAGAATTACTGTTTAGTGTTCCAGTGTTAGGTGCGTCAATTACAAAATAATAGCCTTTGTAATCACCATTATCTAATCCAGTTCTAACAACCGTGTGATAACCATTATAACCAGTCGTCCCAGTTATTTTAACCGTATCACCAACAACTAAATTATGTAAACAAGGCATACCAATAGCTGTCATAGGTCTAGTCGATACTTCGGCTGGTATTGCTTCTACTATCAATAAACCATTTGTTGTCCCTGTTACCAATTTATGTGTCTTGTCGCTATCTGCTGGGTATGTTATAGTTAATTCCCAATTCTTAACTGGTGCTGTTTGTATACCTCCAGCATAGTATGGTAATCTATCTGGTAGAAAAGAAAATCTTTCTCTTTTTGGTTCCATGTCAAAATAGACGCATAGAGCTTGTTTTGTGATGTCTGGGTCATAATGACCAAACCAACCATCTTTCTCTTTTAAAAAGTAGTTTATCGCTTTTTTATACGTCAAATCACCATCATCATTAACATCGTTATCATGTGGATAAGACCAATCTAAGAAATCTAGACTGTTAAAACTTGACCACGTGTATTTATTTGCCATAGGTATATCGTTTAAATTAAACAATGGGTTACTAACCAATGGGTTTATTGTACCTATTATTCGATAATAGGTACAACGTTGTCTTTCAACATTAAATCTATCAGCAGCGTTTACTATTTTATTGATTTCGTTTGTTGGTAGTAATCTTTCGCTACCTTCAATATTAACCTTTAAAAAAGTGTCAGTATTTACTGATTTTTTTGAGGTTTCAACCCCAAGTCTTTGTTTTGTTCTATCTGTACTCATTGTTATCCATTTGCTATTACTGTACAACCAACTGTGTCTGTAACTGTTGATGTTAATGTGCTACCGAGTGGGAAGTTGAATTCGGTTAGTGGTGTTCCGTTATATATAACATATGGTGCACCAGTTTTTGTTCCGATACCACCAGATGCACCTAGACGTTTGCGTATCCAGTTTTGTCCAGCAGCTGCGTTGAAGTACGTTACATTTGTCCAAGCTGCCGCCACTGGTGATAATGGTAACGTTATTGCTGGTAGAATAAACGTAGGTGCAATACAACCAACATTATCCGTAACGTTAACTGTAATAACACACGATGTTGGCACCTGTCCACCAGGATAAGGAACCGAAGCTGTTATTTCTTGTTGGTTTGTCGTAACTATTGTTGTTTGTACAGATGATGTTAAGTTTGCTGTACCTCTAATACCCCTAACAGTATATGTAACAGTATATGGTGCTCTTTCAGTAAACCCAACCGCTAGATGACTAATATTAAATTTAAACTTAACTTGACCTTGAACACATTGTTTAGTATTAACAACCCCAGTTGTGTTTACTGTCAATAACGATGGTGGTAACATAATTTCTTCTAAAGCGATTTCAATTTCTTCACTGAAACATGTTCTAGCCGCATTTGCCATTCTAAAGTTTATTGTGCTGGTAATTACACCAGCTGGTATTGTTATTATCAACGGTGTTGTCGCATTTGTATATGTGAAAACTGTTGGGTATTGAATCCAAATAGGGTTACCCTCACTATCTTCAGCTCCGACTGTGTAATCTAAATATACAGACGCACCAGCAGCCCATGGGCTAGTTACATACAATGGAATTGTATGCTGATTAGGGAAACATTGTTTTTTTAATATTGCTAATGTTTCTGCTGTAATCTCCATGAATGGGTTTAATACATTAATTGTTGTTGTCGCTTGACCTATTGTTCCTAGAGAGTCAGTAACTGTTGTTACATAAGTTCCAGCTGTCAATCCAGATATGTTAAGACCATTACCGTTATAACCTATACTAGTTGTGCTTATTTGATAAGGTTGTTGACCCCCAGTCACAGCTAAAGATAAACCACCTGTATTACCACCGTAACATAATACATCTACTTTTGTTGGTATTACATTGATTGCGGTTGCACCGTTAACTATTAAATCTGGTATAATCAATGTACCTGTTCCAGCATCTGTAACAACCATTGTATAACCGTTACCACTAGGTGTGAAACATGTATTAGGTCCAACGTCAACAGGTAGGTTATTTATAACCAAAGGAACTGAAGTAAACGTAACAGGACCAGAAACAACTCCACAGCTGCTAGAATATAAGGTGTAATCATATTGACCAGTAGAACCAGTGAAACCACCACCAATTGATGCTATTGTTATGGAACCATTTGGTAAGGCCGCTGTAGTACAGTTACTACTAACATACGCATTTGCATATAATGCTGGGGCTGGTGAAATGTTAAATGTTTGTGTCACTACATTCCCGTTAGCATCAGTACCCGTAATTGTATATGTACCAATAGATAAATTACCAACTGTACCTGTAGGTGTTGAATTACCAGCACCAACAGTTCCTGTGTTGTTGTAACCATTAGGACCACTAATAACATATGTAAACGGACCTGTTCCACTTGCAAATGTAAATGTAACGGAACCGCCATTTGTAACACCAAAAGGTGGTGTAGTCGTAGTTGTTGTAATGTTAAATTCAGCGACAATTTTTGGTTGACACGTTGTAAAGAACGATTGGTTCATTTTATCTAAAGCTGTTTTACCTGGCAAGATACCAAAATAAAAATAATATGAGTGGTTTGGTTGGGCCCATGAAGTATCGGTAGATGGATAATAACCTCTAAATCTAACATAATCTGGTCCATTCTCTGTTGTAGAAACAAAGTTATATACACCAGCATTATTTAAGTTAAAGTTGCTAGTGTATGGTAACGTTAAATTCCATGTGTTAGTTGTTGAGTTTAAACCTAAGAATACATCTCTAAACCATTTTGGTCTATCCTCGTCATCTAAATCTAAATCAGCTAAACCAATGATACCATCGATTGCTGGTCCAGTTGGTTGTCGGTCTTCATCCAATTCAACCCCAAACTCACATATATGTCTAATATTCAAACATTGTGTGCTATTCACGTGTAACCCTAAACAGTTAATACTAAAAAACACACCAACAGTATTACCGTCAATATCACACTGACCAGAAACCAATACTGTTTGGTAATCATCCTTAACCTCTTGTATGTGTGGTGGTATTTTGTATGTTGATGGGATAAGGTATGGTTGTACTTTAGGTACGCCTTGCCAATCGCAATTAAATACTGCACCTAAATTAACAATGTCAGTCGCAAACATTTTTGCTCTAGCATCATGTGTTGAAGCGGCATAAAAAAATTCGTTATTATATTTTTTAATTAAACCTTCTCTAATACCACCACTATCACGCTTATCGAATTGCTGGTCTTTACCACCACCTTTATAACAAACATCAACTAAGAAGTTTGTACGACATGCGTTATCTGGACTACCATCACCATTTCCGTCTACACCACCTTGTGCTATACCGAAATCACCACAATCGTATTCACAGAATTTTTCTATTTTTTTCCTTTTCTTTTTGTATTTTAATAAAAAGCTGTATAATGAACCGTTTACCCAATCGTTGTAAAAATCAAATTGAAACAAGTTCATTGATGCTGCCATTTCAAATGCAATACAATCATCTAAACCACATAAATCGGCAAACCCACCATGGCCAAAGTTATCTCCGTCATAATATGTTGGGGGTCCAGCGTTGTCAGCTAATGAATCCCATGCTTTACCGCTATCAAGACCACCTCTCTTACAACCAGGTGCAAATATATTATTTTCACCGTCATTTGGACATTTTACGTAAATACATGGGACATATTTTATTTCATCTAAAATTAACCTACATGTAAACCTTAAGAACCCAAATATCCTAACCCCTAGAATCCTTCTTCTACTGGCTCGGCACAGTGGTCGCATTAAACTATTCCATGCTCTAATCAAAATATTAACTACAGATAAAACTATGTTAATGATTGGGATAATCAATGAGTTAAAAATGTATATCAAAAACCCTAAAATTTTAATAATTAAACATATAATAAAGAATATTGGGGTAAACGAAGTGTTCACCCTGTTGTATGGGAATGGTGTTTTATCACCAACACAGTTGTCGACATCTTTTACACCAGTAATGTTTCTAGTGTGTGACCCACCGCTTGGACCTATTTGTTGATATCTAGAAATAAAATTGGATACGGAATATATCTTATTCCAATATAAATTTCTAAAACTAGTTTTTTTGGTTTTTTCACCAAATTCATAATCAATTTCAGCTGGTACGCCAGTTGTTGGATTATGTGGTACCAAATACTTTGCTCTAGTTCTTAATCTACCTTCACCACCAGTTTGGTCCATACTAATTTTAAACCTAACGCTAGCTCTGGTTGGTAACCCCTTATTAGGGTCATCAGATAAAGCTAAATCACCGTTCTCATCAGTAACCATGTAATCTAAATTCATAGGGACTTGATAAGCCCATGAACCGTTTTCATCGATAACTCTACCACCTTCAATATCAAATCTTTCAATTGTGCCGTCAATGGTTTCTCTAATCATTTCAATCGTACCTTCATTTGATACTTGATTGCAAAGGTTACCCATATCTCTTCTGGGTCTACATCTTTTGTTAACACTATCTTTATCTTGGTCACCAAATATGTTACCCATAAAAATAGCACATGGTTTAATTGTGTAGTTTAAATCAATATCTACACGGCTAATACCAATTTCACATGTGTCTGTATTACCCCAGAATGGTTGTACGTTAACACCAGCGTTTGCTGATTTAACTTGAATCAATTTATCTAGATTTGTACCGCCCAAATATTTTGTAGGTGAGTCAAAAAACTTTTTGGGTGTTCCTTGGCTGATGCTGTCGTAAGGTCTTTGTGATGCAATCCCAATATCTGAAATATCTGCGTCAACATGTACTACATATGTACCAAGTGGCACACCAAATATCATAAAATCACCAGCATAGTTAGTAGTGGTTGTAAATTTATAATATTTACAATACACATCCAACATGTCAGTGTTGTCTAGAATTTCTCTTTTTGTTGGGAAGGTTCCGATTGGTGTGAAACAATCATTATCTGTTTCGGAAGTTTTTGGTAAAAGATTATATCTAATACCGTCACTATCTTTGTCGCTAGTAACTTGATAAGGGTATAACCCCTTTATGTTTGGGTCGTCTATGTCAACATCATCTATCGGAATAAAGATACTTACCCTAGCGTTTGGAACACCAAATCCGCTGTTTATTATAACTCTACCAGCAACAACTCCGTAATCAGAACAAAAATTTCTATACGCATCTTCTTGACCAATCTTTAATGAAAGAATCTCAATGAAATCAAAATCTTGTTCTAATTTAACTTTTAAATATTTATCGCCACCATTTGGGGTAGTTCTTATTCTGATAGTATTATCTGCCATAAAACTTATTTACTCTTATTTGTTATATCTTCTACATTTAACATTATGACATCATCTTCAGTTAAATCTTCATAATCGTCTTCTTCCTCGTCTTCTTCTTCGTCTTCTTTACGTTCATTTCTGTCCGTAATATATTTGCTAACAACCGCTCTTATATCCACGTCTTTATTTAAAACTATTGTTTCAAACATAAACCATATAATTACTAGGTTGATAATCGGTAATAAAGCAACAGCCACTAAAAACCCAATGGTTTTAGCAATATACTTAATAATTCTATTACCTAAATTTTCATCTTTTTTAATTTCTGGAATCATAGACCCAGAACTTTTACAACTTTTACATGCCATTTTTTTCGTTTTTTTTTTATTTGTTATTCACAAATATAGTTATTAAAAAACAATAAGGAAACCTTATTACTTAACTCTTACAACAATATCTGTTGTAGGGTATTTGATTTCAAACATGGTAGTTGGTTCACCGAAAAGTGTGTAATCTTGACCTAGGTAAATTTGTCTAGTTGTTGGGTCGGCATATATTTGTGACGTTTCGTTAAGACTATATTTACCTTGACCTACTTTATTAAAGACTCTGACATCTAAAACGTTTAGTACCCCACCTACATTATTAATGGTTTCTAATAATGGTGACATATAAATGTTATCACCCATATCAAACTTGTTTATATCCATGTAATCTCTTACATCAGTAATCACTTGAGATATGATTTGTGATTGTGGTAATTTTTTGTCAACATATAAATCTATTTCAAAAGATAGGTTTACAATTCTACCATTTGTGACTTGAATGTAATCATTTAACATTCTATAATCAGCTAGATATGTTGAAATGTTGTCTCTAAGGGTTGTTGTCGATTCATTGCTCAATTTTGAGCTGGAATCCAAACCTAAAACATAAATTTTAACTTTGTTTTGTTCTTCAAACACACCACATCTAAATGGTACACCAAATCTTCCAGGCATCTGTGCAATTCTAGTTTGGTAATCTTTAATCGTTACTGCTCTGTTCTGTGAAGCAAAATTATATCTAACCATGTTTCTAATCTCCTCAACACTAGGTGTGTCTTTACCACCCAAGGCTGGGAATAGGTTGTTAACCTTTAGAGATTTTTTAACAGCTACATTTATGTTACTATCTGAACCATTAACAGACATGTTTAAAAGACCTAATGATTTTAATGTGTTTGGCCCTAAGTTTGTGTCGGCCCCACCACCAACTCTGTATTTAACGAACATAGTTGTATTTGCGGTTGGTACAACACCTAAAGACATGTTGTTGATAAAGTTACCGATTTGATTAACCAAAGCAGTATTTGTATCGAAATCACACAAGCTACTAGTGTCTTGTGTTCCAGCACCTAGAGTTATTTTGGTAAAACCTAAATCTGTATACTCTCTAATAAACTTTTTAGTTACAGAGATATATTTTCCTGGTCTTATACCAGCATTGTCTGTTATTTTCGAGTTGTCCTCGATGAAAACTTTATCTTCAGCCAAAGCATCCACTTCAAACCATCTATTGTTTAAATTAGTGAATTCACTATAGTTTGGTTCTTTTGAGTAGTTTGTTCCTGGTAATGTTATCACTGAATCAATAGACAAAACGTTATCTTCTGGTAAAATAATTTCTAAGAATGGTTTCACGTCAGATGGCGTGATTACTCTTTTGAAGATTCTAGAATAACCGTTTACCACCATTTCTCTTTTGGTAATTGTGTAATTTATTAATGTTCCGTTTGAATTAAAATTAGGTATGATTAATCTGTTTGGTACACCACCAACCGTAAATGGGTTACTGAAATCAATATCATCACTAGCCTCAAATATTTTACCACCACCACTAACTTGTGAACCAGCTTTAATTATTGGTGCGTATGATACGTCAAAACTATCACCTAAAACTGGAAGTGTAACACTAAAATCAACAATGGTAACACTAGGGCGTTTTCCTGGTATTTTTAAACCAAAGGTTCTAGCCATCGATAGAACTGATTTTTTCTCTTTAGCGTAATCAATTTGTGTTTCTTGGAACATTCTATCGGTATTGGTTGATAACATATCACCAACAGCCGCATTTAACTCTAAAAGCATCATACCCACACTCGCATCATTAAAATCATTAAAGATGTCTGGGTAATATTGTCTTACCATGTTTATTAGTTCTGCACGTATATCAGCAAAGTTTCTAGCTGTATAATTAATTCCTTGATTTGCCATTTTTTATTATAGTTTTATTACTACTATATCAGCTGTTTGAAAAACAGCATCATTTATTGTGTATTTTATTGTTACAACAGCAGCGTATTCGCTCTCTGTTGATTCTTCGATAAGTATCTCATCTAATTGTAGTTGTGGTAGATAAGTTTTAACTTCTTTAGTTATTTCTTCTTTTATACCGTTTAGCGTTAATTCATCTTCTGGTTCAAATATGAATTTAAGTAAATCCGTACCAAAATCTGGTTTATATAGTCTTTGACCTTTTCTAGTTAAAATCAAATGAAGTAAGTCAGCTTTGATAGCTTGATTATCTTGGTCATTCAAATCTAAGAAAAAACCCTTACCACTATCTTTAAATGGGTAATTAATGTTTATGTATTTACCGTTGGCCATAATTCTCTTTATTTCATAAATATAATAATAAATTATTTTTATAAGTAAATATGGGAAATAAAAAAAGGGGCACATGGCCCCTTATTTTGTATTATTTATAAAATTTCACATTAACTTGAACAACCTACGCATTCAAATTGACTTTCCGTTGGTTTCTCTACTTGTTTTTGTTTTGTCATGTCGATAGCCAAGTGTTTAGCTTTATTGTCAACCGATTCACTTCTTAAGTAGTATTGCCCTGTTTTAAGACCTAATTTCCAAGCCAAAGTATGTGATGTGGTTAATTTACCAACTGTCGGTGTACTAAAGAAGATATTAAGACTTTGTGATTGGTCAATAAATGGTGCTCTATCAGCTGACATCTCAATAAGTGCTTTTTGAGAGATTTCCCAAACAGTTTTGTATCTATCTTTCATTTCTTGGCTAATAACTGGAATGTTTTGAACACTTCCGTTGTTTTTAATCAATTCGCTAAGAATTTCTCTGTTCCATAACCCTTCGGATTCTAAATCTCTAACCAAGTGTTTGTTTACCATTGCAAATTCACCACCAGTTACTCTACGAACGTATAGGTTCGATGTGAATGGTTCAAAGGCTTCGTTAGACCCAATAACACGAGCTGAACTAGCTGTTGGTGGGCAAGTTGTTACTAAAGAATTTCTAACACCATATTTTTTGATGTCTTTTCTTAATTGTGACCAATCATGCATCCCAGACAAATCTTCTTCTTTTCTTTTTCTAGTTGTTGTATTACCCAACTCATCTGTTTCAGTTACATCCCACATTTGCCATTGGAAAATTCCTTGTGAAATTGGTGAGCCCTCATAACCATCGTAAGTCAACCCAGTTTCTTTAGCTAAGTCGCATGACTCTCTTAATGCGTTGAAATAAATCGTTTCAAAGATGTCTTTGTTTAGTTGTCTAGCCTCATCAGATGTGAACACTAATTTCATCATGGCAAAAACATCAGCCAAGCCTTGAATTCCGATGCCTAATGCTCTTTGTTCTAAACCGCCTTTTCTTCCTTCTTTTGTTGAGTACTCGTTTACCTCCAAAGCTATGTTTAGTGATTTAGTGATTGAGCGTGTCACTCTTCCAAGACCTTCAAAATCATATTTAGTCCCAGCAACAAATTTTTGAACAGGGATAGATGTCAAAGTGCAAATTGCAGTTGTTTCAGCATCCGTTACTTCCATAATCTCAGAACATAAATTACTAGAGTGAATCACACCCATGTTTTTTTGGTTTGATTTATTGTTCGCATGGTCTTTAAAACACATGTAAGGCATTCCACTTTCAATTTGTGCTTCAAGTATCTTAAGCCATAAGTCATGTGCTTTGATTTTGGTGCCAATACCTAGTTCTACGGCCTTATTATACTCTTCTTCGTATTCTTTACCATAAATCTCATAAAAAGGCTTTAAACCAGCCTTTTCGATGTCGTGCGGGCAAAATAGATGCCATTCACCATTTGATTCTACAGCTTTCATGAAATTGTCTGGAATCCAAAGAGCTGAAAATAAATCACGAGCTCTTAGTTCTTCAGCACCAACTTTTTTTCTAATATCCAAGACATCGAAAATATCTTTGTGCCATGGTTCTACATATACAGCACAAGAACCTGGTCTCTTACCTCTTTGGTTCCAAAATCTAAGTGTTTCGTTAACCACTTTTAGGTATTTTAGAATACCACCAGCTTTACCGTTAGAATTACCAACGTTACTTTCTTTTGAACGAATATTTGAAATCGCCAATCCGATACCTTCCGCTTTAGAAGACGAGATAGCAATTCTACCTAGAATGTTTAACAACCCTTCAGTTGAATCGTCTGGTACGATAGATAAGTTACACGAAGCAATCTGACCTATTGTTGTACCAATGTTCATTTTCAATGGTGTTGCTGGGCTTTCTTGTTGGTAACTTAAATCGTTGTACTTTTCAATAAAATCTTCTGGTGCATCAGTTGTCATAAGGGCAACTCTAACATACATTTGTTGTGGTCTTTCTAAGATTGTACCTTCAGATGATTTCAAAAGATAAATGTCTTTAAGTGAACACCACCCAAAGTAATCAAAATGAAAATCTCTTTTATAATCAATAGTTGACTCGATAAGGTCGATATTCTCTTTAATTTTGTTGTAGTAAGCGTCATTTAATAAACCAGCGTTATACATTTTCTTAGCAGCTTTCATGAAAGAATCTTCAGTTTCTTTATGTAGCTTTGTTATCGAAATATTTGCAGCTAACTTTGAGTAATCTGGGTGATTCATTGCTAGTGATTCAGCAACAACAGAAATCAAGTCATCTAACTCGTTTGTTGTCATGTCATCAGCAATACCCTGTGTTACTTTAATGAAAACCTCATCAGCGTTAACCTTTAACCCTTCTGATTGTTTTTTTATTCTAGTTAAAATTTTATTTGGATTGAAATCAATCTTACTTCCGTTTCTTTTTATTACTTGCATGTTTACCCTATTTTAAATTTCCTCATCAAATGAGATTGGACCACTTAGGTCTGCTGATTTATATTCCGTTGAGCGACCTTCGAAGAAGTTCTGTTTTGTTTTTAATGCGATTTGATTCATGAACTCGAATGGGTTCTTTGTGTTAAATTCTTTTTCACAGCCCAATTGACTTAATAAACCGTCAACAACAAATTCCAAGTATTGTTTCATTAAATCAGCATTCATACCGATAAGAGATACTGGTAATGATTCGGTGATAAATTCTTTTTCAATTTCTAATGCCGATAAGAAGATTTCACGAACTCTATCTTTTGATGGTTTTTCTACGATGTGATTATTTAACAAGTGTATTGCAAAATCAGCATGCATAGCTTCATCTCTAGAAATGAAAGCATTTGAATCACACAATCCAGGCATTAACCCCCTAGATTTAAGATAAAAAATACTACAAAATGAACCAGAGAAAAATATCCCCTCAACCGCAACAAATGCAATCAAACGCTCAACAAAAGAATCTGATTCAATCCATCTTAACGCCCATTCAGCTTTCTTTTTTACTGGTGGCATATATTCGATAGCGTTGAAGCACTCTTGTCTTTCTTTTGTGTCTTTGATGTAAGTATCAATAAGTAAAGAATACATGTGGCTGTGAATGTTTTCCATCATAATTTGGAAACCATAGAAAAATTTAGCCTCAGTGTATTGTACTTCATTTAAGAAGTTGATTGCTAAGTTTTCATTTACAATGCCGTCAGATGCTGCAAAGAACGCTAATACGTTTTTGATGAAATATCTTTCGTTATCATTTAATTTTGTTTCCCAATGAGCAATGTCTTTGGATAAATCAAGTTCTTCAACAGTCCACATGGCTGCTTTTTGGTCAAGGTAGTAATTCCAAAGGTCTTGGTGTTCAATCGGAAAAAGAACGAATCTGTTTGGATTACTAATTAATATTGGTTCTGTCATTTTGTTTTTTATTGTTATTGTTATTTGTTATTCAGCTGATGGAACGCTAATACCATCAAGTACTGATTTTCTGTTTTGTGCAGCATCTAGAATACTATTTAGTCTTTGTTGGTTATCAACTTCTTTGACTTGTTTGTATTCACTATTAGTTCTACCACCTTTGTTTTCACCCATATCGATTTGAATTCTAGCGTTGTCAAATCTAATGTCTTGGAATATCACACCGTCTTTACCGAAACGTGATTTAAGAATAGCCATAGTAGCTGTTCCAGCTTCTTTTTGGTCTAAACTTTTAGCAATCGACACAATAAAGTGACCGATTTGACCTTTTTTAATTGACCCGCCCATTTGGTCGGATTGTACTACTTCTGCTTTGATTGAGCTTCTGTTACCTTGTACCGCAGTCCAACCAGCCATGTCTAATTCAGACAATAAAGTTTCGAACTGTCTCATTACACTACCTTCACCAGCATTAACGTCATCAAATTTTCTTGATGGCTCAACACAGTCAATATAATCTAACAATACGATGTCTGGTCTAAAACCTTGTGCTATTAGTTTTCTAATGTATTGTCTAATAACTGGTATTGTTGTACCATCACTAGAAAACTTTTTAAGTTTCAGAACACCCTTTCTTTCACCAGTAGTCATTTCCTCTACCATAGCCATAATTTCCTCATGGTGTAATGATAAACTATTCAAATCATACCCAGACCAACATGATAAGTGTTTTCTTTGTATTACTTTTGGGTTATCTTCAAAGAAGATTTGTAACACATTTTTTCCATCGGTCATAGCTGTATTAGCTAACTTTGTCATCATAGTGGTTTTACCCACTCCGAACGGTGCTAAGATAACACCTAACTCACCTTTGGATAAACCACCATCCATAATCTCGTCCAAACCTTTGATACCTGTACGTATTGGTTTTCTAAAATCGTCAACTAATACATCTTTAATGTTATCAAAAATGTCCATACCATCGTCTTTATTATCACCATGTTCTAAAGCCTTTCTAAGAATGGCTTCACATTGCTCATAATCTTCGATGTTACCTTTGTTGATAATCTTAGATATTTCATTAACTGATTTTTTTAACTCTTGTTGTTTACAAAATTTCATTGCGATATCTTGAACTTTTATGGTATCGTTTAGATTCGCTTCTTGAACTTTGCGAAGTTGTGAGATTACATACTTTCTTTGGTACTCATCCTTAACATCTTCTAACAATCTGAACTCAAGGCTGCCAATGTCTGGGACTATATCATCCTTGACTTTGGCATCCTTAATGGTTGCAGCAATAACTCTTAAATACTGGTCTTCAAAGTAATTTGGGTCAACGATATCTAATATTGAGTTTGCGAATTTTCTATCCGTAAGAATTTGTGCTATTAATCTTAATTGGTAGTCAAAACCCAAGTACCCTAAATTATTCTTATCAATTTTTGCCATTTTTTACTTCTCTTTTTTTTAAAACCTTTGTTATAATAAATATGTTATTGTATACAATTAAAATTCAATTATTGTATAATTTTTTTGGTTTAATGACTGTCTGATTTCAGTCATAATTGACGGGATGATTTCTCTAATATCAATGTTGACTTTTGGGTTCAACGTGAAGAAATCGTTTGGAAATTCAATTTCAGAAACAGACCTTTTGTCTACTTTGAATTCAAATTTAAAGACATCACCTTTCTTTGCTGGTGCTTTATACGACTCATCGTTTTGAATCGAATACGGGTTGTAGTTGTCCCAAAGGTAATTTAAAGATTTTTGTTTTAAGTAATTTGGTATGATACCCATACCGCCAAAACCACCGTTACCCATGCTTCCGATATTATCCATCATTTCTTTAAGCTCTAAAGATTTGATAGAATCCTCGTTAAAGTCGTAGATATTGAAATATCTTTGACAGATAATGTTGTTGTTGATGTACAATACGAATTCAAATCTTTGTTCTTCGATTTTTTTCGTAATCGGTTGATTTACTTTTTCAGTTGCGTTCATGTGTTGTTTTTTTTTTTTAGTTTAGAAAATAAGCTTTTCTCGCTCAATTAATTTTTTAAATGGTAACAGATATTCTGGATATCTAATATCACCAATAGTTTTGTCTAACCCATCTCTTTGCATGTAGAAAAGAACATTTTTTAGGTCTCGCCCCGATGAGTCAAGGGTTCCGTCAATCAATTGTTCTAACTCTCTTACTCCGTCTTCGGTTAACATTGGTCTTTTAAGATTTACTAACTTTTCGTTTATTTCGTAAACTCTAGTCCCTTGCACACCCTCTGTTATTGAGTTGATGATGTTGTCTAACACCATAAGAGGTTTTTGTTTGTTGTTTAATCTGTGTTCTTGTTGCTTTTTTGCATTTTCAATGATTTCGTTTAACGTTACTTTCCTTTCTCCAAATTCTGGGAATAAAGACAATAATTTTGTTTCACCAAGACCTTTGATACCTTTAATTGAGTCGCTAGTATCGCCAACCATTGTTTTAATTAATGCTGAATTCTCATTGTGATAGCAAAAGTACGAAGAAAAATTGGTATTATCAACATAATTCTTCAAATCTAGAAAATAAACTCTAACATTGTTCTCAATTAGCTGAGCCATGTCCCTATCGTTGGTACAAATAGTTATTTTCTCGTTTTGTTTTTTTGTTAGGCAATAATACGCTATAAAGTCATCACCTTCGATAACCTCATGCTTTAATTGTCTTACGTACATTTCATTTAAGTATTCCCAAACCAGCTCACGCTGTTGTAACTCAGATTCGTCAATGGGTTGGGTCCCATTTTTGTAGTCCTTACCCCTAGCACTCTTGTATGGCTCGTAGATTTCGTACCTAAGCTTTCCGCTATAGTTTCCATCCCAGAAAACGTATACTCTATGGTATAGGTCATCAGCTAGCAACATACGAAGTGTTGTAAGGAATTGATAGAGGCCACCGATATGTTGGCCATTTTGATTGTATTGGTTTTTGGCTCCGAAAAACCCTGTCTTAAACAGGGCGTTTCCGTCTACCAATAAAGTATTTTGTATTTTTTCTACAACTTCACCATTTCTTGGTGGTCTTTTGTTCATATTAGAACATTTAGAAGGTTAATATTTCGTTTAATCTTTTTCGTATGCATTTGTTGCCAAGTCTTCTTCTTTAACTTCAAAGTCTGAGAAGTTTGTACCTAACTTTGCATTGATGAAAGCATTGTTTTCTTTAACATATGCATTTTTTTCATCTGGGTTAACAAATCCGTGTGGTGTAGAACAGATACTACCCATTCTTTCAATACCATTTACGTGATTTTTAACACATTCGATATCAGTTCTAACACCGAAGTTAAAACTTCTACCGCTATTAACAGCATCTAATTTCTTAGCTGATGATGTTGACTTACCACCCATGTGGAAAATCATTCTAACACCATATTTGAAACCTTCACCACCGTTATGCATGATTGTTGGTTGCCCTACAGCGTTTGGTCTTAACCAAATCTTTTGTACAGTAACGAAAGTGTTAATATACGGAGAATCTTCACGTCTAGATGCTGGGATTCTGTAATTCAAGATTGATTCGAACTCTCTTTTTAATGCACCAGCTGTCCATTGGTTGTTATTCGTATTTGAAACAGCACCTTGGTAACACCCAATAGAACCAATAGAGTCCCAAAGGAATGTAATGTTGTGAGGAAACTCACCTTTTTCTTGTTGGTCTAAGATTTCGTTAATTAAACGTGCAATATCTTCAACAACTGGAATATATCTTTGTGGTGTGGTTTTCATTTTAGCATCTTTGTAGTCAAAGTTTTGGTATAGAGCTAGTAAATCTTTACCACCAAAGTACATAAAGTCTTCACCATCGTAATCTAAGATTTCACCAGTTTCTTCATCAACAACTTCATCGTATTTGAAACCAACTAATTTAGCGTGTTCCCAGTTAAAACTCCCTTCCGTGTCAATGATGATACAATAATCACCTAATTTTTGAGCACCAGCTAAAGTTTCGTAGATACCTGTTGATTTACCAACGTCTGAGAAACCTCTAAATTGTGTTGTGTAACCACGTGGAACACCTGGTAGACCAACTGCGTCATGAAATGCTTTTTTAAATGGAATCCATGATAGCTCTTTCTCTTTCACTACTTGTGCACCTAAGCCTAAATTTTTCTTAAATGCTTTATTGTCGAATGCTTTTTTTTCAATAGGTTTTTTTTCTGGTTTCTTCTGTGCCATAGTATAAATTTGTTTTTCTTGTTATTTTAGAACAAAAAGGAGGCAATTCCTAACCTCCTTTTGTTTGTTTAGTTCTAATTAGAACGGTAAATCATCATCGTCTTCATCTGATGAAGTAGTAACTGTTTCAGCTTGTGTACTTGCAGCAGCTTGTACGTTAGCTTTAACATTTTCAACACCCATTGTTAGTTCGCCTTCCAATGTTGCGTTTTCGTCCGTTCCGATAGATGCTTTGTCTACGAATGTTTTTTCGTCTTTGTCCCATACTGGAATTCCACCTCTAACGATGATTTTCAAGTAATCATAACTTCTAACAGAGTAAACATCTTCCCATGTTCTTGCATCTTCTAACCATTCTGCTTTTTGGTCTTGGTCTTCTGAAAGAACACTAGGGTCCAAAGAAGCTACAGCTGATACAACTGGGATTCCGTTTTGGTTTCTGTTAATTGTTAATAACAAGTCACGACCATTATCGGCATTAGTTACATCTTTCTTGATTGCGTTAAGAACACCGATGATTTTGTCATAGATACCCTCTTTACGGTAATCGTGGTTGAATCTCCAGAATTTAACACCTTCTTCTTCGTTCTCTCTGTCGATAACTTTTACAACGTACATCTTACGTGCATTGTATTTTTTAGCCAACTCTTTATCAGAGTCTTTTCCAGTTGCCAATAAAGCTTCACGAGCTTCACAGAAAGGACAAGCCTCACCTTTTTCATGTTTTAAACATGGGAATGTTTTCCACTCTCCATCAACTTGCACTTTGTGTGCATGGATTTCAACGAATGGTGTAGAACCATCAGCAGTAGGAAGTACTCTGATTTGTTTTGTTGCCGACTTAATTCCTTCTTTAATGTAAGTGTTAAAGTAGTTTTTCAAGTCATAAACCTTAGCGGTTTCGCTTTTCACGTACTTAGGAGCGTTGTTCTTCTCGTACTGTGCTAACATTGCATCTAATGCATTTTTTTCATTACTCATTTTTGTTTTTGTTTATATATTTACGTTATTTATTCTCTTCTTTTGACACTACAAATATACTAAATTTTCATAAAAAGTCAAGTAAAATTTAGCCTTTTTTTACGTAAAAATTATGGTGTATTCCTATATTTTGAACAAAGATACGAAACGTTTTGAGTAATTGCAACTTTTATAATAAAAAGTTTTTTAAAATAAAAAAAGGCCCTATAAAGGCCTTAATTTTTTGTGTATTTTTGATTAAATATCTTCTTCTTCAAAATCCTCTGGTTTAACACCAAATGATTTTTTGATTTGTGGTTCGCTAAAATCAGCATCAACATCGTCTTGTGTTAATACGTATTCTTTTGGTTTGTTGTTCATGACATCATAAGGACCTTCTTTTTCAGACCAATAGTCAGTTAATTTTTGACTATATGGAAAAGAACTTAAAGAACGCATTTCTAATTTCTCAACTGGTGTTGGGTTTCTTTTAATAATTTCGTTTTCTAATTCCTCAATCTTTGCACTTACTTGAGCCATATTTGCAATACGAGCCTCTAAATCATTTAGCTTTTGTAAAAGCATTTCTGAATTTTGACTAGCGTTATCAGCTGCAACTTTTGCTTCTTCAGAACCTTTAACAATAGAAGTAACATCCACTTCAACTTCATCACTTGCGGGTTCTTCAATTGCTGGTTCTTCAGTTTCTGGTTCTGGTTCTGACATGTCACCTTCTGGTGCTACGTCAGCAGCATCGCCTGTGTCTTCACCACCTTCAGCATTTGGGTCTACCCCTAAATCAGCTGCAATATTATTTGCGGCAGCTTCTGAATCAGCTGGTTCTAAATCACTAGGTACTTCATCCGCTTCTTCTAATTCTCTACCTAATAATAAAGGTTTTTCGTATTCTGGAGCCTCTTTTTCCTCATGATAAAAATCATATGTTTCCAAAAGTTTGAATCTGTTAAGTTCTTCTTTTAGTAATTCTGGGTTAAATTTAGTTTTCTTTCTCATTGTATGTGTTTAGAATAATAACTGTCTACCATCTTCGGTAATTATTTTTTTATTGATTCTTTCAATAAGGCTTTTATCACCTTTGATTACACAAACACCAGAACTACAATCTAAGTTTGGGTCTTGGTTCTCAGTATTTAAAAAACTATCT